ATAAGAACTTCAGTCGTAAACCAACGATCTTCGGTCATGCTACTTGTGAAGTTTTCTACAGAGGCAAATCGTTCGACGCCTTTAGCAGATACACCGGTTAAATACTGACCATTTCCGCGATCTTCAACAGTTCCAAGCTGAGCTGCATATTTTAAGGCCATTTCCTTAAACTCGGCTGTGGCCATGTTCGCGTTTTCGATTGATTTCCAGTCCTGAAGTCGAACAACACCAGAAGCAAGCGCCTGAGCCAGATTATACATGGCTCTTCCTGCCTCCGTAGGACCAGCGCCGGAAATTGCAGCCCAAGTTGAAATACCTTCCATGGCCGTTACAGCGTCTTCGAGTTTGATATTATTGGCTGTAAACTTACCGATATTCGACACCATGTCGAGAAATCCGTATGAAGTCTCGTCAGTAAACCAGTTCAGTTTCGTCATTTGCTCGGTTACAGCAGCCATTTGCTCTTCCTCATTAGCATACTCTTTTCGAGTTGCTGCCATGATCGTCTGAACAGCTTTTGTTTTTTCCGAATATTTGTCAAAACCAGCACTGACCTGCTTAACAGTCAAATCGTTAAACATTTGTCCGAATTGGCCGGAGACCTCCATCACTTTTTCGCTTATAGTGCCAAGGACCCTGATGGCAACCTGCTCCATAGAGCTAAACCCAGTGCTAATCAAACCAAGCCCAGACGCCAAAGGATTAAACGTTGTGGCACTAATAGCTTTCTGAACGTTCTCGAGACCGGTCTTAAGCGAACTAAAATCCAGACTGTTTTTTAGAGCACCGAGTGTTTCCATGCTCTTTTTTGTTTCACGCTCAAACTGTGCATTATCAAAATTGAGCTCTACAACGCGCTCGTCAACATTTCTAGGCATTAGCTACTCTTGACCTCCTTCCAAACATTGTCCGCTATTTTATCAAAAATGGGGCGTATTGCTGGACCAATGTAGTTTCTTCCGGCAACATACCCCCCGTTTCTTGTAACATGTCCATATTCAAGGATAATGGCGATTGGAACACCATCAACTCTGTTGCTATTGTTCCAGGTTATTTTGACATAACCATCGGTTTTTATTATTTCATAAGACCACGAATTGGCCGTGAGTCCAGTGTCAACTGGCGTAGCATTTTTTAACGCGTCAACTCCTTCTTGGGCGTATCTTTCGAGCTTGGAAAAATAGCTTTTCTTTCTAACATTCTCAAAAAAGCGCTCTGTATTTTTAAAGTCGCCTTTGACCTTAACACTTATAGCCATTTCTTTATCCTTTACTTCCAGTTCTTGCTCTTCTAGCCGCATTCTGTGATCTATAAAGACTGGCCTGATCTTTTTTGCTCATCTTCTGCTTTGGTTGAGATTCTATATTACAAACCTCGATTAACACCATCAGACGATTTAACGGCCATTCTTCAAATTCTTTTGGTATTCCGAGCTGAATCATCCAACAGTAAATCAGCTCTGAAGTTATGACTCGTTTTGAACCTCTTTTTCCACGACGATTAATGGTAGTAGCCGTCATGGGCTGGGATAGATACTGTTCTATCTCTTGAATATTGGCGCGAGTCAATCTATTGTATGCATTATCCGGAACGCCTTCATTGATGGTCATGCATCTCACGTAGTCTATTACTTCCTCAGCTGTTTTTTGAGCATCTGTAAGAAACGGCTTCTTCCACTTCATTTCCCATTTTGATACGGAAATTAAATTATGCTCTAAAACAAGTTTTGCCTCTGGAAACGTAACAAACTCATTAGATCTTCCATCAAATAGCTCTCGTTCCGGAATTACTATCGTGATCATTAGTTATTGCCGGGAACCAACGCAAGTTCGGGATTCTCCTTCATCTGCCTAGCAAGCTCTTCCTTGTCAAGCGAATCCGGAAGAATGCCATTCACAAACTCTGCTCCCTTCTCTGCATCGGTAGCCAGTTCCATGTAAAGATTTACATAAGCTTCAGTCTGGGCAAATTCAGTGGCGTACTCAGGAGTCTTAATAAATCGCCTTCCATCGAGAGACTTTTCTCCGATAGATTTCATGATGAGCTCTTTAAAAGCAGCAATGATTGCTTTTCCGTTTCTTGTCGCCACTATTTTCTTAATATATTCGGTTAATCCTCCATCAACCGAAACTTCCATGTCGATTAGTTCGGCCTTGTTAAGATTGAAATAAAAATCTTCTTTTCTCGTATTTCCGTTGTAGTCTTCGAACTCAATTGTTTTTTTAATCATGGATTTGAACCTCCTAAAGTTTTCCATTTTGAATTTTAATAAAGGCTTAGTGCACATCACGCACACTAAGCCCAGAGAATCAATTATTACTGAATAAGTAAAAGAATGTCGTCCGGTGTCGGTAGATACGGCTCCGCAGACGCTGTACCATACAGCGCGTTCTTGATCAGAGTGAGCTTTGCAGCTGGAACCTTGCTGGAATCGATAACCAGATGTGCCGTCGGCTTCTTTCCGGCCACATTGATCGGAGTGGTCTCGATATCCCAAGAGAACGTAATAGCATCCGGAGAATCATTAACTGTCTCGTATGCCTTCTCAGAGGGAGACGCCGTCGCATTGTAAATAAGATGCAGCTTATAACCGTCGTCACTTGCACTGTTAGTATCGTTTCCTACTTCGGTTCTATAGCAGAATCCGAACGCAGACCTCGGCTGCTGTCCGATATAAATTCCATCGGCAAGTTCCGCCTGTCCATCGCAAGCGGCCCATTCATCCGGATAGGTGTATGCCTCAATCGTAGCTTTGAAGTTTTCTGCAGATCTCAGAGACGCATACTTAATATTGTCAGCCCACAGATCGGTGGGTTCTGCGCCATCCGGACTCTCCGTTACTGCCGTAAGTCCGTTCCAGGCAACACCCTTCGGATAAGTTCCATCAGAGCTCTGTACATAAAGAACGCCATTGCTCACACCATTTTCATAAAAGCGCTCACCGGTGCCATCCCATGTTAACTCAGCCATATTATAGTCCTCCTTAATAATATAAAGTTAAGATATCGTGATTTAGATTGTCTTTAACAAAGTGGTTATCGTACGAACACATAGGGAATTCGTACATGATTTTTTGTATTAGCTCGCTGTCTGGATTTCGATCTACAACAAGGATTCTGTATGCCTGTTTATAAGAATATAAATTGTTATCGGCATACTTTGATTTACCAGAAACACGGCTGTAAATTACGCACGGATAGGTTAATTTCACGGATTCCGGCGGTTGAAAATATAAATTAGGGCATATCTCATAGAGTTTATCCCTCAGTTCCGGGCGTCGGTCCATTGTAAACCCCTCCTATCCATAAAACGAGCCTTGGATAGCGAACTGCGATGGTTTTTACCTTCCATCGTTCGCCCATAAACTCTACGTATCGGATTGTGCTCATATGATTGTACGCGAAAGGATCAGCAACAACGCTTATTTCATTATCAATGTTAATGTTGTCATTGACAGAATATTCGTTAGAGCTAAATCTCTCTTGCATACGAGCCACGTCACCTTTATATGTTCGTTCTACGATTTCCTCAGGCTCCCACACATCGAGAGACGTATTCTGAGTAATTGCGAATCCTATCTTTCCGCTAAATTTAGCCATAAACGCCTCCCGATGTTAAATCATTTTGAATTGTTACGGAGTAGTATCCGGATCGGTTTCCGGATCAGATGCCGCTGCAGATGCCGATTTCTCAACAACAATTGCAGAGAAAGGCTTGATAAGAGCTCCGGAGCAACGGGTCTCAATCAGATACTTATACTGGTTGTAGTCAATATCGAAATCCTCAAAGGTAGAAACCGCTCCGCCCTTGTCGGCGCCGATGCTGTAATCTCTAAGATCCAAAGCAATGCCAATTACATCGTTTCCAGCTCTCTTCAGATTCTCCATAAGAGGATTGGTAACGATCTTCCTTACGCGAAGTGCAGTTGCAATCTCTGCCTCGCTCTTATACAGACGGTGACCGATTCCATCCTCAAGCAGAAGCATATCAGACAGGAAATCTTCGGTAGTGAAGAGCGTCAGGTTACCGGAGCCCTTGTAGTTCTTCCTGGCACGAATGAATGCTTCCATGAGTTTCTTAATAGTAGCGGCTTCGGTAGCCTCAGGATTCACGACTTTACGAATCAGAAACAGATTAGTATCGTCTGTAAGAACCGGACGAATATGGTCTTCCGAAATCTTATCCGGATCAGCGGTGCTTCTTCCGTCGCCGATAAGAGCCGCACGAGCAATCTCCTCATCAAGCATTCCACGCATTTCGCCTCTCAGGAAAGCTACATAGCTGAAATCGGTGATGTCTAAAATATCATCACGATCTGCTTTCTGCTTCTTGTATACGGTCTGCGGATCAGTCTTTCTTCTAAGAAGAGTAAAGACCTCTTCCTTCTTCTCGTGGTTCTTGAGATAACCCTTAGCGCGAGCCTCTTCCATAGTGATGTCTGCAAACAGCGACCTTACTCTGGAGAACGGAGTCCTGTGAACGCCATTCAGGAAAGTCGAAACCCAGTCATCATCTCTCTTAATGAACTCAGGCGGATTATTCAGGTTCTTATACTCCGGGAACAGATAATCAATATTGGCAGTACCGTATTTCTGCTCGGTTTCGTCATCGTTGTATACGCTGTGAGCAAATACGCCCTCGGTAAGGTTATACTCCATGGATGCCTTCAGACTGCCAAGTCTCTTTGCATCTTTAAATACAGCAGCCATATCGTCGTGGCTGATATAGTTGCCTCTTGCTTCAGTTTCATTCTCAAATACATTGTGCTTCAAGGTATCGTCCTCCTCATAAATATCGCTTTGTTCAATCTCATTCTCGACAGAAAAGCCGAGTAAAGTGTATAATAAATTTTTCTGCTCATCCGTTAGACTGTTAAAAACGGCTTTAACCGATGAGCTATCAGCTTCATCCGAATGAGAAATATCACCGTCGACCACGTCTCCATGCATGAAGTCTCCACCTTCTACCGCGGCGGCAATCAGGAACGTAAAAAGATCTTTCTGAACTTTGCTCAAACTATTGTAAATATCCTCTGGTGTTTTATCTGCCGATGGCATCACATTGCTATGCGAAAGCTCATAAGTCGAGTTATGCTCATCGTTTGAAAAAGCAGTAATTTCGCACATTTCACCAAAGTCAATGAATGCCTCTAACTCCGCATCATCTTCATGCTCAACGAACGGAATGTCAATGTGCGCTTCAGGATTTGCGGGAGAAATCACCAAACTAACTTCTTTAATGTCTCCATGGAACACATTTCCGCTTTTTTCCTGTACATTGCCGGCAAAAATGGAAAGACTGAAAATATCACCATGCTTAATGTCTTCTTTTGCAGCCTGTCCCTTTCTGGAATTGTTTAAATATCCATAAAAATATTCGCCTTCATCTTTATGCTCAATGTAGCCATATCCAAGAACGTCTTCTGGATCATCATGTCGATGCTGCCATACGATCGATACTTTCTTGCCATCATTGTGCTTAAAGGCATTTTTGCGAATGGTTCTTCCATCAGAGCACTTCACATCGTACTTGGTGGCCCATCCGCTAAAATCGTAGCCATTTCTAGCCATTTTGAATTTCCTCCTGGTTTTCTGTTTTCTTTTCTTGTGATTGAGGCTCCATTTCTTTATGGTTTAAGTTTCTGTTAAGAAGCATGTTTGCCTTTGGATCTGAACTTGGCTTTCTTCCAAGAACGGATCTAAACTCGTTCGGCGACATGATTTCGTTTCTACTAAACTTATCAACCATCTCGGACAACTGCTCAGCAGGAACCAGTACGAACGGATCTCTGAAATACTTGATGGTATGGCCGCTTTCCCTCTCATCTTCAGTCAAATACTTTCTCTGAATCTCTAAAGCAATGGCCGCAAGTATTGGCTCCAAAGTTCTCGAATAATACTTCACCATCGTAGCTTCATCCGCAGTCCCGTCAAAAATCTCTTTACACATTCCAAGCTCGCCATACAGCTTATCGGTCAAATATTGAACTTGCGAAAGAAGATTATTCTCTGCCGGTCGATTTAACTGCGTGACGTGCTCCGTTCCATCTATATATGCGATTCCATACTTCGAACCAGCGAGCTGCTGCTCAATCATTAGCCTACGCTCTTCAGCCTGCGCTTTTCTGGCTGGAGACTTAATCACGTACGGTAACTGAATTAACAAATCGAGTTTTCCAGATCCAGACTGTTCATCGATTGCGTCGAGAAGATATAATTTTCTAAGAAGTCTCTTGAGTGTGGAATTCGGAGAATTCATTACTGAGTAGAATGGATTTTCTATGATGGCTACAGATTTTTTTGGAAGTGTGATGTCTTCTCGCATTCCACTTAAATCGTTATAAACATTTACGCTTACATAATCTGGAAACCATTGAGTGATCCGTCCAGTTCGCATAGAATAAATATCAAAAGAGTCAGACTGAATGCTGCTTGATGTGTCAATCGGGACCAAAGCAACAACGCCTTCATCAAACATTGACATGACAATGTCCTGAATAAAAGCCCTAGAATTCTGATCTTTATTTGCTTCCAATGCAAATAGTTTTGTTAAATCATCATTAACGGTATGCTGATATTCTTTATTTTCATTAACAACAACGTGCTCAATGGTTATTGACGCCACATCCAAAGCTATTCGATTGTAAATTGAAGCGACTATGCTTTTTCCATCACCACGAGAAAAGAAAGGTCTATCTGGTCTATAACTCGAGGAATAACCTCTTTGTAGTGCTGAAGTAGGGTCCTTATTGAAGAAGGCATTCCATGAATGCCTAATTCTTGTGATTATTGAATCCATTTTGAACGACTCCTTATTTTGCCTCTACATTCTTATCCGAAAGAGAGTATGTGTCATAGTTGGCTTTCACCCCAGGACGATAGTTTATGGCAAAAGCAGCAGGCGCATATAATGGCTGACCGAGAGCCGTAAGAGAAACAGCTCCAAGGACTCCAACAATATTGTGTGCAACTGTATTCCCAACAACAGTCTGTTTCATATCGCTTTTACTTACCTTAAAGCCAGCTGCCTTTGCCGCCTTCATAGCGTCTTCCAAATGATTCTTCCAGTTTGCGCTCATGGCGATTTCGCCCATAGTTCTGTTAAGAAAACCGCGACTAACCTTTTTTCCGCGCAGCGTAACAGCATCGGGTCCAACGGCCGCGACTCTTTTAGACCATTTGTTTATGTTTTTTTCTAACTTTACTCTCTGCTTTTCTCTCTTGCGTGCCTCTTCATCACCATGCGATCTTTCTCGGAGCTTTCTATCATCGCTTATAGGACCGGGACGATTTAAGCTCTTTCTCCAGCCAGCTTTTTGCTCACTTTTGCTGTGGTCTCCAGCGCCAAGTGGATACGGCGGACCATTCTGCACACCCCACTTCTGGCCAAGAATGCCGTGATGCTCGAATTCGTAAGCCATTTTGAATTTCCTCCTATTCAAATGATTCTTTATTCTGCTTATATGCAATGTAAGCGTCCATCATTGCAGCAACAGAGTCTATCTTTTCTTCTCTTCGTTGTTTGATAAGCTTGCGATTTCCGTTTGTGTCTTCTATCGCTATACAGTTGCCCATACAAAAGGACATAAGCTCTTCATCAAACTCCAACAGTCCTTCTTCTGAAAGTTTTTTCAACTCTCCAAGCGGGACAGACTCTGTTTTTGCTCCCTGAATGATTTTAACGGTCTCGTGATCTCCATACTCCATTTCCCACCTAGAAATAAATTCCTTAGCATTGTATGGGTCGTATCCGAAACAACGCACGTCGTACTCATTTGCTTGTATATGAGCATCAAGATCGTCATATACAGTCATCATGTCGAGCGTGGTCCCATCTAAAACAACTAAACTCCCTTCAGCCATAAAGTCTTCATACTTGACTTTTATAGCCATAGGGAGTCTCATAAATGTTAGATTTGATATGTAGCATCGGCATTTAATACCGTATCGTTCTCCTCCAAGCGGAAACAAAAATGTAAAAGCACAGAAGTCATCACCCATTGACAAGTCTCCGCCTAATGCACACGGAAGCCCCCAATATTCTCTTTTCTTGCTCGGAAGAGTTTCTTCGTAAGTAAAGAAATAGGTATAACCCTCCATAGGAATTCCAAAGCGCTTGGCTAAAATATCATTTCTTGCCGCAGGTACTTTTTCTGCTCTTTCTACTTCGAGCTGATACACTTCATAAGAAACTGTTTTTCCAAGGTTTGGCTGAGCTTTTACCCACATTGCGGGATCGCCAACTTCAGAAATATCATCGAGTTTGTAATACCAAATAGAGACATGCGGGTTTTTGTATTCACCCTTTAAAATATCCATGAACTCCATCTTCATCGTGTCGCCAACACTGTTGCGAACAGTTCCTTCAGAACTAATTGCGACTATCAAATAATCCTTTATCTTTGACGCGCCTTGCTCTATTGGACCAATTACGTCTTCGCGTACATCTCCAGATAACCATTCGTCAATTGTTGCATACTTACAACGAAGGCCCTGCAAAGAATCAACTCGCATAGTCCTAACTTCAAGAAGAGAATCTGTTAAGAAGTTCTTTATTCCATCCTTTGTAGATGCTAACTTCGGTCGATTCATCTTTGACCCAGTTGTATTTTGAATTGAGCCCTCTGTCATGAACTCAAATACTGGGCCTGGCGCTCTGGTTATGGCGGTTCGAAATGGCTGCATGACTTCTTCGGCCTGCTTCATCGTCGGAGCTGTCGTTATTTGATGTGTTGTAGACTTATCGACAACCAAGCCATATGCTTGAATGCATTCGGCGTAGATTGATTTACCTGCTCCTCTGCCGACGATAAGAATTTGTTTATTTCGAAGCCTCTTTTTTACTTTTTTAGTCCT